GCCATTATTTTTTCTTATTTTTCTTTAAAGTTTTTTCTAATCGTTTAGCTTGGTTCGCATGTAACCTTGATGCGTTTTTTAGCTCTTTAATCATCTTAACTGTTTGTGGTCTTGTAAGTTCTGTCATATTAATCCTCTGGAGCGTATAGATTATCAAATGTTATGTTTGGGTCCATATAACTCTCATGTTGTTCTGCTGAATGTGTCCACTGTGAAGGCATAAAATCAGGAGCTCCTTCACCAACACGCCACAAGGCTGGGTTTGTTGCTCTTACTCTATTGTTAGGTAGAGCCACAAAGTTACCAGTCCAAGGACCAGCTTCTGTTAAATATAACACATGTGACTGTTTATGTTGAGCTGGGTCATCAGCTATCGAGTTATCTGTGTAGTCAACTGTAAACATATACTTACCTGTTACGAACTCTCCTCCTATCTTACATATCCATGGAGATGAGCTTACCCTGTCCATAATAACCACAGAATGGTCGTGACTCAAGCAATCCCAAGGTTGAGCCAGATGATCTTCCATTGGTTCTGGCCATTCTTCTAAAGGTACGTCTGCTACTAAAGCCTGTATGGGCATCCTTGCCCACATAGCTCCGCCATGTACATTTGGAGCATCTTCCATGTCGTCTATTTCACAACCTGTAAAAACCACCTGAAAAGACAATGATCTGTCTGGTAATGTGTTTACTGCTATAGCTAAAGCGTGTAGATACTCGCCATGATAATTGCTATGGTTAGCCGTAAACTCTTTTCTTACCCAGCATTTAAACTGGGGAATGTTTGATATTAAATACGCCACAATATTTAACTCCTATTATTTATTTAGATTGAAAAGTCGCCACCTCTAATAGCAGCTCCCATACCTCTTGCTACACCTCTTTTCTTGCCGACACGACCACCATTAGACATATACTTAGTGCCTTTATTATTAGCGCCACCACCTTTCGACATATACTTAGTGCCTTTGCCTTTGCCTTTAGCCATGCCGCCTTTCGACATATACTTAGTGCCTTTGCCTTTGCCTTTAGCTGCTCCGCCTTTGTTCATACCCTTAGTACCTTTCATAATTACTCCTATCTTCTGCCAAACAAACCATTGTTGTTTGATCTTGATTTACTTATCTTACCACCTGTAGAGGCGAATGTAGAAACATTAGTTGGCTTACCACCAACACCTTGTTTTTTTGATCTCTTGCGTTTTACAGCAGAAGATATTTGTTTTTTACTCATGCTAGAAGCTTTAGAGGCTGGAACGCATTTTGGATAACTTCGCTTAGAACCTTTGGTTTTAGATCTACCGCATTTCTTATAGCCACCACCTTTTTTTGGTGCGCCTATATCAACCCAGTCATCTTTAAACCACTTCGTTAAACTCATGCTTACACTCTAGGCATTTTTGTTTTCTTTCTTCTGTCATTCTGTATCGCACCGCAACCTCTGCCCTGAACCATGACTGAACCGCCTTGGTTAAACTTGATTGCTCCACCAGCAGCTTTCTTTTTGCCCTTATACTTGCCACCCATTTTTTTATACTCTTTAACCATGTAAGCATTAGCATAGGCTGATGGGTAAACATCAAACTTAGCTTTGGCCTTACTTTTAGCTTTTCTGTATAAACTTGGATTTGATACGCTTTTAGGTACTTGTGATCTTGATATTGCCATTAGCACTTCCACCTTCTTCTTGCTTGCCTAATTCGTGAGTTAGGGTCATTTTTTGTTTTAGCAGAGCTTTTCTTTAATTGTCCAAGCGACCTTGCACAATAAGACTTACGTCTTTTAGCTGCCGTGCTACCTTTCTTTACTTTGCCTGTTACAGCAGTTTTCAACTTAGAACCGGGGTTAGCTTTGCGATAAGCAGCTACACCCTTTTTAGTCATGCCAGCGCCTTTACCGGTAGGGCGGTAGTTACCGCCCTTTCCAGTCGTCTTCCTTATAGGTTCAGCCTTTTTTCTAGGTTTTTTTACAGCCATTCATTAATAATTCTTATTCAAGACCAATATGATCGAATAAGTATCACCACTTGAATGTCCTACAGTTGTTAAATCTATATCACCTGTTACACCACTACCAGCATTATTTGGTATGCCTGTGAACAAGTCATAGTATTCATCTCCTGTACTATCTGCTGGTAAACCAGTTAAAAGAACATTTGTACTAGCGTCAAATTCTAGGTTTACGCCCATGCCTCTTGTAGCCCAATAAATACGAGCTACAGAAACAGAGGTGCAAGCGTCACCACTATTATTTGCTTGTAAAGCTGATACATCAACCTTTTTGACAGCACTTTCTCCTGTGCCATCAGATACATTTGTAAACTTCACGACAGCAATTCTTTGCCCATCCTGAATAGTTTGTGAGGTTACTGCGTCTGCCATTATTTACTCCTAGCTTAAATTCATGTTAATGAGTGAGTATTCNGTATTNGCTGATACNGCCATTACATCACCAATTTCCATTAACACGTTATCTGTTGCTGGAGCAACTCCACCAGCTGTTCCACCTGAACGAACTGCTGCATTACCTACAACTAAAGTTCCTACAGTTAACAAAGCTGCTGGTCCTGACATTACTGCCCAACCAAAATANTCTGCTGTTAAATCAATAACCGTAGCGCCCATTAACGCACCTGTTTCTGCTGCTGGTGCAACGATAAGGTCATTTGAAGGGTCAGCTAATAATGATAACTGTGAGTTAGTTGTTAAAGCAGTTTTAAGTGCATCGTAACAAGTAATAACAATAGATGGATCTGCTGAATGATCATGCGCAGGGTTAGATTTAACTCTAAGCATTTGTCCTTCACCATTTACATCATTTACCCAAAGGTAACCGTTTGCATATTGGTTAAGGGTAATATCAGTACCACCTGTTTCTACAGAGATAGCTGTTTCACCTGCTGCTACGGCTGCTGTTGTAGCCATATTAGCGTGGTCAGAAACTATTGCTGGTTGTTGTAATAGTTTACCTGCTGTTACTGCAGTTCCACCAATTCCAACATAACGATAAACATTATTACCATAAATTAGCTTAGCGCCTAATGGGAATAATTGTGTTGCGCTTTCAGCATAAGGATTAGCTGTGCCATATTGACTACCGCCTTTACCTATTACTAAATCTGCAGGGCCAAAACCTGTTGCTGCAACATATTGAATATGTCCACCATCATCAGTAAAGATATTACCGTCTGCGTTGATTACCAACCCATCAGTAATTGCACCTGTTGTTGTATTTGTATCAATGGTTTTAAAACCATTTTCAGACCTGACTGGTCCGCTAAAAGTCGAATTTGCCATAATTTCCTCCTTTGGAAATAAGTCTTATCGTCTCGGCTCGTCTGCTAGGTCAGTCGATAAAACAAATATAATTATCCTAGTGATTTGAGTATATCAGAAAAAAGGAGGTTGTGAATAGGAAAAAAGTTGCTGGGTTGAGTAAGAAACCCCCAGCAGGGTTCCATTAAACTAATCGAGTGTTATGCTCCTGGGCTACCGAAGACGCAACGCGGATCCGAAAATCCGAAGCTGTATCTTTCTCTAGCTTTGTACCTAACATTACCCGTGTCGAAATCCGCTTCCATTGAAGTTCTGATTGGTGAACGATTAAACATTTTAAATCCGTTCGGTGCATCAGTCTTAATGAAAAAAGCATCGGTGTCAGTTAGATAATGATTAACAGTGTAACCTTCTGGGACCATGCCCATGTTACGCATTGCGTTAATGTCATTATCTGACGTTCCAACTCTGCCTGGAGTTTCCAACAATCTATCAGCTACGAATTGTAGTTCTTTAGGAATGATTAATTTCGTTCCTTGAAGAGCTACTTTCAAACCACGTTCGTCAGTGAAAGCTGCAATATCAATTAATGCTTGTTCAAGTGAAGTTTCACTTAGGTCAGCAGATGTTGAAAGTTCGTTGCTCAAATTTGGACCGCCCACAGTTGGGTGATCTGTTGCGCAAAGTTCTTTCCCATCGCCGCCAGCGAAACTTGAATTGAATGCATTATTCAATACAGCTGCTGCCTTGACTTGCTTAGTGTTTGACATACTTCTTGCAAGCGCACGAGTGTACCTGGCCGACAATCTGTCGTATAGGTTATCCTCTACCGCTTCTTCTGTAATACTAAACGCTAATGCTATGGTTTCGTGGGTGTAACGTGACGTGAAAGCCTCTTGGGCTGAATCAAACGCTACGCCTGCTCCTTCTGATTTAACGGGTGCTTGGTCAAATCCTGTTAACATTACTTCTTCTTCAAAAGCACGATCAGAGTTTTCAACGTCAAAAATTTCTTCATGTTCGTTTTCATATCTATCATACTCAAGACCAAATAATGCATTCAGACCTGGAAGTAACTCTTTGACTAATTGTCCTCTGGAAATTGCCATCTAAATTACTCCTTATGTTCCTGCAACAGGACCTCTATAAGCATGTTCATTAATGAGAACAACTAAGTTCGCATTATTGCTTGAAAGGTCTCCGTTTTTATCATCTTGAACTACGCCCACAACTTTAAGCTGAAGTGCTTGGGTTGTTGCTAGTGTACTAGAGTCAAGCTCACGAGTAGCTACGCCAGTTGTCGTACTACCACCTATCCCATCAGTATCTGCATTTCTGCCAATAGCTGCTTGAGTTGAAGCTCCATCAGCTTGAACAATAAACAATTGGTTAGGGTCGTCATAGATATAAACCTCTATGTCTCCGCCGCCAAGTGCCGTTGTAGATGCTGTATAGAAATTCTTAAAGGTAGGAGTTCCGTCAGTAGCTGTGAAAAAAACGTGCGATAAAACACCGATATTATTAGCAGAACCAGCTGCTGATCTTTCGATGTATCCTCCATTAAATATAGTTAAGTCACCTTGAAAGATGCTTGTACTATATCCTGATGGATTGACGTTATATTTATTAGCTTCCTGAACGGCTGAACCGACATTGAGGCCTTTATAGGGTCTTAACCCAAAGGCTTTGTCTACATTTGCCATATTCTTTCTCTAATTTACAAGAATTATTATAAAGAACTCTTAGTTACTTGAACCTTGAGTTCCACCTATTGTTACGCGAGACTGTCTGTCTGGTCTATTAATAGACATGCTAGGGTGCGTACCATCTTTCATCATATCGTTATCTACAGCATCCATCTGGCTTTGCGTTTTACTCGCAAAGTGTTCAGATCTTTCCTGTACAGTTTCGATAGGCATTCTACATAGTATTAACCCACCAACACCAATCACTCCTGCAAATTTACCATCATCAATTGTGGGAGATTCGAAGTCAGGATATTCGTCTGCTCTCACAGGCTCCCATCCTTCTCTCATTTTGGCCACGACGTTCTTACGATCGTCTTGTCCTCTGAGTTCTAATCTCACCCAACGATGAACGTATCCTTCGGGGGGTGTAGGTGCGTCTAAAGCAGACGGGGGAGCCCAAGGTCTTCTTGCCACTTTTGTGTCGCGAGTTTGGGCTTCGCGTGGTTGACGATTTTCGTCTTTTCTTTCATTTTTGTCAGTCATTTATATTGCTCCACGTTATTCAACATATTTTGCGTACTCTTCTAAAGGCACACCTAGTTTATTTGCTATTGCAACTTGAGAGGGTGTGAGTCTCACAGTCTTGCGCCCTGTTTTTGCACTTCGCTTCGCTGGTGCAACCGTCTGAGCGGGTTGGCTCGTTTGAATTTCTTCATTAAATTTATGAGGAAACTCTTTTCGAATCCTATTATTAATCTCATCATAGTATTCATTGCTTGCTGGGTCAAACCCTTCATTCAACAAATCCTCGTGAAAAGCAAAGGAGGTCATAGTCATAGCTTTATCATTTCCGAACCAAGGATTATCTTCGGCCCATTCTTGAGCTCTAGGATCTGGTTCTGAATACTCTTGAGGCTGTGGCTCTGGCGCTCTTGGTATCTCTTGTGNTACCTGAGGTTGCGCTGCTAGTGCAGTGCGTTCTTGGTTTAGAGCTTGTACGCGTTGAGCTTCAACAGCAAGAGCTGCTAGTTTCTGTTGTGCGTTCGTCTGTGCATCGATATCTCCTTCTTCGTT